AACGGCATGAAGCTGTTGTTTAAGAACCTGTTGCACCTGATCGTTACGCACCAGGACAAAGCCCGCGTGGTGCGCCTGCGCAACCAGTGGGTGTCCGTTGACCCGCGTTCATGGAACGCGTCTATGGACGTGACCACCAACGTGGCCTTGGGCAACGGCGACACCGAGCAGAAGATGGCCATGCTGCAGATGATTAGCAACATCCAGAAAGAGGCGCTGACGACCATGGGTCCACAGAACCCGTTGGTGTCTCCGGCTCAGTTCAGCAACACGCTGCGCAAGATGGTAGAGCTGGCCGGATTCAAAGACTCAAGCCAGTACTTCAGCGCGGTGCCGGCGGACTACGCGCCACCAAAGCCAGACACCAAGCCGACTCCAGAGGAAGTGCTCGCTAACGTACAGGCCCAAAGCATACAGGCGGACATCCAGAAGAAGGCGGCAGAGCTGGAGCTTGACCGCGAGAAGATGATTCGATCAGACGACCGTGAGCGCGACCGTCAGGAGGCCGACTTCATGCTGCGCGCACAGGAGATGCAGCTCAAGTACGGCACGCAGGTGGACGTGGCCAGCATCAAGGCGATGATGGAGCGTGACCGCGAAGCACTGCGCGGCATGAACCAGATGGTGCAACCGCAGGGTCCCATGTAATGGATAACGTAGACCGCCTAGTGCGTGGCCAAAACGCGCAGCGCTTGATGGATGACCCAATCATCCAGTCCGCACTGCACGACATGGAGGCCATGTACATAAACGACTGGAAAACCAGTACAGTTGACGATGTAGTCAAGAGGGAGCGTGCTTTTGCGAGCATTAGCGTTCTACAAGACTTCAAAGCAGCGCTCCAGTCCTACGTTGACACCGGCAAGCTAGCAGGTAAACAGCTGGAGCGTAACTCCAAACTGTAATTAGGATGAGATAATATGGCCAACGACACCACGGCATCAGCCAGTGTTCAACCAATGACTGCGGAGAGCGCAGCCAATGCCATCGAGGCGATGATGTCCGGAGATTCCGGGGAACAGCAAGACCAAGAGGCGCAGCAGGATGAGATCAACGAGGTTGACGAGTCCGAACAGTTAGATGATGACGAGTCCGAAGACGACGACGCGGCGGACGGCGAATCAGACGACGAAGAGTCCGATGAGGATGTGGAAGAGGATCAGGAAAGCGCGGCACAGAAGTTCACCGTCAAAGTAGACGGCAAAGAAGTTGAGGTGTCGCTGGATGACCTGAAACAAGGCTACAGCCGAACAGAGGACTACACGCGCAAGACACAAGCGCTAGCCCAAGAGCGAAAAGCAGCTCAGGCCGAGTTTGAGAATGTGCGTCAAGAGCGGCAGCAATACGCTCAACTGTTAGGTGCATTGCAGCAGCAGTTGGCCCAAGCTGATGCGGCTCCGATCGATATGAATGCGCTTTATGAGAGCGACCCAATCGAGTGGATGCGGCAAAAAGAGCTGATGCGCGAACGACAGGAGAAGCAATACGCTATCCAGTCAGAGCAGCAGAGATTGGCTCAGACACAGCAGGCAGAACAGCAGCAGCACATGCGCGGCTATCTGGAAAACCAGAAGGCAGCACTGGTCAATGCCATACCCGCGCTCAAAGACCCAGAGATGGCGTCAAAGAGCAAGGCGAAGTGGATCGACGCAGGCAAGTCTATTGGATTTTCGGACCAGGAGCTAAACGGGATCACGGATCACCGGATGCTACTTGCGCTCAACACCATCGCGGAGTATCGCGGCATTGTGAGCAAGCGGCAGCAGGTACGACCCACCCCAAGTGCAACCAAGTCAACACGACCTGGGAGCATGAGCACCAGCCAAAAGAGCAGTGGAGTTAAGCAATCGCAGCAGCGTCTAAAGTCAAGCGGCAAAGTCAAAGACGCAGCCAGCTTGATTGAAAAATTCTTGTAACTTTTTAGGAAAACATCATGGCAATCGCAACAAACACATTCACCACCTACGGTGCCAAGGGCATCCGTGAGGACTTGTCCAACGTCATCTACAACATCTCACCAGAAGAGACCCCATACGTCTCTAACGTGGGCAAGGGCACTATCTCCAACACAGCGTTTGACTATCAGACAGATGCCCTTGCAGCCGCAGCGGCTAACGCCCAGTTGGAAGGCGACGAGTCAGCATACGACGCCGTTACCGCGACCACACGTTTGCAAAACTTTGCACAGATCAGCCGCAAGACTGTGGTCGTGTCTGGCACGCAAAACACCGTCAATACTGCCGGCCGACGACAGGAATTAGCCTATCAAATTGCCAAGCGAGGCTCGGAGCTTAAGCGTGACGTAGAGTTCGCCTGCTTGAACAACCAGGCTGCAGTTGCCGGTGGCACCACCACCGCACGCCAGACTGCGTCCTTGCAGGCTTACCTGAAGACCAACACCAACAAGGCTGGCGACGGCGTAGACCCCGTCTACACAACCACACCCGATGACGCACGCACCGACGGCACACCCCGCGCCTTCACCGAGGTGATCTTGAAGGACGTGATCCAGCAGGTTTGGACCGAAGGCGGCACGCCTAAGATTCTGATGGTTGGCAGCTTCAACAAGCAGGCCGCATCAGCTTTTGCCGGTATCGCTGGCCAGCGTTTTAACGCTGCAGGCGCAAAGCCAAGCACCATCGTGGCCGCTGCTGACATATACGTCAGCGACTTTGGCAACGTGTCTATTGTCCCCAACCGCTTCCAGAAAGCATCTGACGCATTTGTGATCGATCCTGAGTACGCCTCAATCGACTACTTGCGCCCAATGCAGACCATGGAAATGGCCAAGACAGGCGACGCCGACAAGCGCTTGATGCTGGCTGAGTGGGGCCACCGCGTCCACACTGAGAAGGCACACGGCATTGCCGCTGACTTGACTACTTCTTAATTGAAGACAAGGGATGGGCTAATAACCCATCCCTTTTTTAACTATGGACATCATTCATTCAAGGGTTGTCTCTGAGAATAAAGAGATTGGCCAAAGGCAGTACTGGCACGACCACGAGGACGGTTCCGTAACTATTCAGACGGTGCAGCAGGTCGATGACATCGCCGACACAAACAAACAGCAGTTCAACCAGTTTGACGAGCGCGCAAACTGGAATGGCGACATGCACAAGGTGGCATCTATACCAATGTCCGTCTTTTATGACTTAAAGCGCAAGGGCATACTGGATGACCCTGCGGCCATGAAGAAATGGCTCAACGATTCAGACAACCGCGTGTTCCGCACGCGTCCTGGGCAGGTATGATCTAGACCATGGCAATAAGCACCTACACCGAGCTGCAGTCAGCAATTGCTGATTGGTTAAACCGCGATGACTTGGCTGCGGTGATACCGACATTTATCTCTTTGGCAGAGGTCGGTATGGAGCGCGTGCTGCGCACCCGCAATATGTTGGTCCGAGCCAACGCGCCAATTGACACGCAGTACAGCGCGGTTCCGGCTAATTTTTTAGAGGTCCGGTCGATTAAAATTACCAGTGTCGCGCCAATCCAGCCAATGGAGTTCCAGACCATGGACGCCATGGACGTGCTGGACGCCAAGGACCAAGCAGCCGGAAAGCCAAAATACTACACAATTGTAGGAACCCAACTGCGGGTACACCCAATACCGTCGGGCGTCTACACAGCAGAGCTTGCGTACTACGCAAGGCTGGATAAGCTGTCGGACACGCTGACATCAAATTGGATTCTTACTAAGAGTCCTGACGCCTATTTGTACGGCGCGTTGCTACAAGCTGCGCCATACTTGAAGGACGACGAACGCACGGCAGTGTGGACGACGTTGTATGCTGCTGCCATCCAGGCGATGCAAACAGCAGACGAGCGCGCGTCCACTGCTGGTGGCGCATTGAAAACCAGAAGCCAAGCATTTGGAGTTAACTAATGTCAAGTTTTAGCGATTACACAGAAAATCTAGCCCTAACCTGGCTCTTTACCACCAGCAGCGCGACGCGACCAACTGCTTGGCATGTTGCGTTATTTACCGCAGCGCCAAGCGACACGGGCGGCGGCACTGAGCTGTCTGGCAACAGCTACGCCCGCGTATCCACCACGTTTACGGTCTCCGGCACTAGCCCGACCACAGCCACAAACGCTGCGGCGGTTGAGTACGCAACGGCAACCGGCAGCAACTGGGGCACGATTACGCACCTTGCGCTGTTTGACGCAAGCACTGGCGGCAACATGCTGGCGTGGGCACCACTAACTATTAGCAAGGTGATTGACGTTGGCGACGTGCTGCGCATACCAGCCGGCGACTTGGATATCACGCTGACTTAAGACAATGTCTTACCCTTACGGTCTAGGCGACTACGGCGCTGGCAACTACGGCGCTGGGGCGGAGAACGCTCAGGCAAGCATTGCCGCTGCGAGCTTGTTCGTTGTCGGGGCCGTTGGGTATGTCAAGGAGACGTCTGCCACAATATCGTCTACGTCAATCGGGCGGGCATACGGGTCCTACGCTTACGGCTCTGGCCAGTACGGCGCAAGCCAAATTAACTCGGTTCGTATACGCGAGACATCGGCCACAGTGGCCAGCGCGTCTGTGGCTGAGGCGGAGGCTTACGCAACCCGCAGTGTAGCGGCGATAATTAACTCAGTGACTGGCGCAACCGCCAGGGGCGTGTCATCAATCGGCGCAGCTGCTGAGGTGCAAGCTCAAAGCGCCTTTGTAGCTACGGTAAACAGGGTGCAACCAGGGGCGTCTGCAATGGCTGCTCAATCATTATTTATTGCCTCTGCCCGCGAGAAGTGGGAGAATGAGGCAGATACGCCAGAGACCTGGACCGTCTTGGCGGACGGGTCAAAGATACTTAGGCAACCTTAAAAGGATTTTAGAAAATGGCTGATACCACCACAACGAATCTGAGCTTAGTTAAGCCAGAAGTTGGCGCATCCACAGACACTTGGGGCACTAAGGTCAACGCTGACTTAGACACCATTGATGCGCTGTTCTCCGCCTCTGGTGCGCTTGCTGTTGCCAACGGCGGCACAGGGGCGGCTGATGCGTCTGCGGCACGCACAGCGCTTGGCTTGGCAATTGGTAGTGACGTGCAAGCCTATGACGCCACCATCTTAGTTGATGCTGACATTGGTGTTAATGTGCAAGCCTATGATGCTGACACTGCAAAACTAGACGTTGCCCAAACCTTTACAGCCACACAGACGGTGACCGCCTTGAAAGAAACAAAGGTGGCAATGGGGGCGCACGACATCGACTTGTCTGCTGGCAACTACTTCACCTACACCCTATCTGGCGCACAAACACTGACAGTCAGCAACGTGGCGTCTAGCGGTTCTGTAAGTGCCTTTGTGCTTGAGGTGACCAACGGTGGCTCTGCGGCTTTGACGTTCTTCTCAGGCGTGACATGGGCGGCGGCAACACCTCCCACTTTGACAGCCGCTGGTGTTGACACACTGGCATTCTTTACATCAGACGGTGGCACGACTTGGAGAGGCTTTGTCCTCGGACTGGGGATGGCGTAATGGCAGTAAGAGATGTAGTACAAGCCGCTGCTGGTGTTGGCGGGGATAAGCTGTATGTTGAAGATGTGTTTAGTACATATCTTTATACAGGCAATAATTCATCTCCTGTATTTACAC